TGATGATTCAATGTCCTAAATGCGGTAGCAAATCTTTAATAGTTAATACTGTTAGAGAAAGACCTGGTACTGCATATACATGGAGATCCAGAACCTGTAAAGAATGTCATGTTACTTTCAGCACAAGAGAATACAGCCTTGAGGAACTTGCTAAGTTGATTGACAAGGATGAGGAATCTCTAGTGGATCTTCGCAACCAGTGTGATGATCTATTAGCGGATCTAACCGAACTTATAACCCAGTACAGGACAACAGATGCCAAAGGTAATTAACTTTAACAAGTATAAATACGAACGTAACAAGGTAATAGATGAGAAGATAGCTAATGCAAAACTGAGGATTTTTGAATTGGAGATTCTTATAGAAGCATGGAGACTGTCAAAGCATGAGTGAACAGGTAAAAATTGAACAGGAAATGCTTGATCGGGGCTATGCTTCAAGACAAAGAAAAATCCAGAGGTGTATTGAAAAAGGAAGAGAATCAGAAACAGATTATGCACGTAACATGATTGCTGCTGGTCTTGAACCTTATTCAAAAGCAATACAGCAGTTTATTGATAGGTCTTGGAGGGGTAAACCAGGGCCAAAAGCTGTAGCTGCTGTAAAACTTTCTCAGTTTCCTGATGCAGATGTCGTAGCCTTTATTGCTTTCAAAGCAATTATTGATGGCACATCACAGGGTAATACAGCTACAAAAATAGCCATCCAGACTGGTCATTTATTAGAAGATGAAATGCGGTTTAGTGTCTTTGAAGAAAGCGATAAACGACATTTTACTGCTGTTAAAAAACATATAACTGATACAACTCACCCACGTTATAGACGCAATATGATGATAGGTCATATGAATAACAGAGGGTTTGCTTTTAAGAGGTGGGCAGAGGAAGAGAAGCTTCGTTTAGGGATAAAACTATTGGATCTTTTAATAAATACCTTAGGTATGGTTAAGGTTGTAACGAAAAGAATTGGCAGGACTAAAAAAAACTATGTAGAGTTCACTGAAAGCATTGACGAATGGATGAAGAGACAAAGGGTAAATAGGTTTGCAAGCTATCCAATCTATATGCCTTGCGTAGAACAACCTATCGAATGGTTAAGCACTACTGATGGTGGTTTTCATACCAAGAGACTGCAACATATCAAAGCTATTAAGAGCAGGGATCTCTCTTACTTGCAAGAAGTATCAGAAAAGAAACCAACAGCGTTTTTTCAAGCATTAAATTGTCTACAGAATACGCAATGGGAAGTGAATACAAGTGTTCTTGAAATTGCTCAAAGCTGTTGGGATAGAAGTATAGAAGTGGGGTGTTTAATAGATGCTGAAACATTACCACTACCACCAAAACCATTTGATATTGATACCAATGAAGATGCAAGACTGAAGTGGAGAAAGGCAGCTAGTTTGATCCATGATCAAAATGCACACGATAGGATGAGGAGATTTCAATGCCTGACTCTGCTTGATACAGCCCTTTATTACAAAGATGCTCCTTTCTATCATGTATGGCAAGCAGATTTTACAGGTAGAATCTACCCTGTAGCTGCTGTCTTTAATCCACAGGGTAATGATTTAGCTAGAGCTTTGCATAGATTCCATAATGGAGCAGCAATTAAGGATGAGACAGCTAAGAATTGGCTAGGAATTGCGGGTGCTAATCATTGGGGTCTTAGTAAAAATAGTTATGAGGAACGAATAGAGTGGGCTAATACTGAAGGCTTTGCTTTAGCTGATCAGATAGCAACTAACCCAGAAGCCACCGTCAGTTTATGGAGCAAGGCAGACGAACCATTTCAGTTTGTTGCCTGGTGTATTGAATGGTTTGAACTGCAACAACAAGGCTATGGGTATATATCAAAGCATCCTGTCCTGTTGGATGGCACGAATAATGGCTATCAGCACTTTGCTGCCATGACTTGTGATCAAGACCTCGCAGCAAGAGTTAATCTTATTAAGTCTGATAAAGTACAGGATCTATATGATGAAGTAAGAGCAGAATTATTAACAGAGTTAGCTGATAGTGATGACCCGTTAGCTGTTGAATGGTTAAACAATAGAGAAGTTATTACTAGAAAGCTGGTAAAGAAACCAGTGATGGTTATTCCTTATAGTGGTACGTTATTTGGTATTACAAAATCAATCAAAGAATATTTATATAAACATGATGTAGATCTACCTTGGGAAAAAGATAGCTTTGCACATAACTATTTTCTAGCCAGAAAAATTGTTGAGACTGTGAAAAAGGTATGTCCAAAGTCATCAATCATTATGAAATATTTAACAGACGTTGCTAAATGTTATGGCAATGAACATAAAACAATGAAGTGGAATACACCCTCTAAGTTTTATGTTAATCAGAATTATTTCATACAAAATATTAAAAGAATAAAGACTAAAATAGGCACTAGCACTGTGTACTTGTCACTTAATGAAGAGACTGAAGAGGTGAATAGCAATAAATCTACAAGAAGTTTTGCTGCTAACTTTGTTCATAGTCTTGACGCTGCTAATGTACATTTAGCATTGGATAAAAGTAATAAACAAGGACTTAAAAACTTTACTACGATCCATGATTGTTTTGGATCTACTGCTGCTGACATAGAAGAATTTATTTCCTGTGTAAAACAATCCTTTGTCGAAATGTACACATCGAATGTATTAGATGATCTATACGATCAGTCTGTAATGCAGTTAGATAAACCACAAAAACTACCGACACCACCAGATTTAGGGGAGTTTAATGTCTATAAAGTATTACATGCACCATATGTGTTTAGTTAGTAATAAATGATGACAGAAATAAAATGTACGATACGATCAATGTTACGTCTAACGCAGACGATTTCAAAAGAAACTTTTAAAGAAAACATCAAATGATTAAACCAGAAATTTGTAACTTCACGACACCCGTGTGTCTATTGCAATACGCATGGCTAGTAGAACCTGATACTAAATTCGACCAAGCTGGCTTATGGCAGGTCGAATGTCTTATTGAACCAGAGAAAGCACAGGAACTTGAAGAGCAACTTAACTCACTGCTTGAAAGATGGAAGAGTCAACTTAAGATTGCTAATCCTAATAAGAAATATAAGCTTGCACCTGCTCGTTTTGGTTATGAAGAAGTTGATGGAACTCCTTACTTCAGAGTGAAGACCAAGATGAAGGGTGGTGGAATCAGAGCAGACGGTACGCAATGGAAAAAAAGACCACCTGTTTTATATAACTCTGATGGTTCTCCTATGTCAGAAGAGCAAAGACAAGCTGTTAATAAACTTGGTCCTGGTACTACAGGTCAGGTTAATTTGAGATGTAGTGGTTGGGAAGCACCTGCTTTTGGTGTTGGTATTAAGATTGAGCCAGAAGCAGTGATTATTCATAACCAAGTTGAGTACACTAAAACAGCACAAGGGTATGGCTTTGAAACAAAAGAATCCGAAGTCAAAGAAGAAGCTCCCAAAGTCCAAGGCTTCGAGACAGTTGCAGCAGGGGACGAATTTTAGAAGTAAGTTTGAAGCTGGTATTGCAGCGACATTACAAGCAGACAAAGTTCAATTCTCTTATGAAACACTCGATATTAACTACCAAATCAGTTGCACTTATAAGCCTGATTTCATCCTTGACAACGGTATCTGCATTGAAACTAAGGGATTTTTCTCAAAGGAGGACCGCAGAAAACATATTGCGATCAAGACGCAACGACCCGAGTTAGATATACGATTCTGTTTTCAGAATAGTAAAACAAAATTGAGTCGTGGCAAAAGAAGTTTAACCTATGGTGCTTGGGCTACTAAGCATGGTTTTCTCTGGAGTCATGGCTCTATTCCCAGAGATTGGTATGAAGAACAAGAGCAATTATGTAAGGAAGACAAGCTGCCCTGAGTGTGGCAGTAAAGATAATATGGCTATTTATGATGACGGACATGGTTTCTGTTTCGGCTGTAGCTATACCTACCACCCACCAAAAGAAAGACCAAAGAAAAGTTTTATCAAGACTGTGAAGAAACCATTACTGAAATTTGTTACACCAAAAGCATTGCCAAAGCGTGGCATTACACAGGAGACATGTGAACTCTTTAATTATGGGATTACAGAACATAATGGAGTACCTGTGCAGGTGGCAACCTATGAAGATGCGTTAGGAAGACCATCTGCACAGCATATACGCTATCAAAATAAAAGATTTATATGGTTGGGTGATGTCAGTAACCTACAGCTATGGGGGCAGAAGCTATGGAGACAACAGAATACAGGTAAGATGTTTGTCACTATCACTGAAGGTGAGATAGATTGCATGTCTGTATCACAGGCTCAAGGTAACAAGTTTCCTGTAGTAAGTTTGCCTTCTGGTAGTCAGTCAGCTAATAAATATATAGCAGCAAATTTAAAATGGTTATCTCAATTTGTACGCATAGTTCTGTGCTTCGATAGTGACGAGCCTGGTATGGTTGCTGCCGAAAAAGCAATTAAAATCTTACCTGCTGGCAAGGCAGCTATATGTAGATTACCAAGAAAGGATGCTAATGAAATGCTCCTCAATGGAGAGGGGGAAGAACTTAGAGATCTCTTATTCAGGGCAACACCTGTTAGACCAGATGGAATACTTAACGCCAGTAACCTCTGGCAAGAACTGACAAAGAAAGGTACTAACAGTGTCTGTCCTTTTCCATTTCCACAGCTTGATACCTTTACCAAAGGCTTTCATAAACAACAAATGATATGCATAGCTGCTGGAAGTGGTACTGGTAAATCAACTATATGCAGAGAATTAGCCCACCACTTTATTAAAAATGATCTAACGGTTGGATATATAGCCTTGGAAGAATCAGTACAAAGAACGATGCAAGGTATCCTTGGTGTTGAGGTAAACAAACCACTACATCTTGAGGATGATATTGAACAAGAAACTTTAAAGCAGTCGTTTGACAGGTTATTTGGAACAGGAAAACTATTCTTATATGATCACTTCGGTTCTATTGATCCAGATAGATTAGTCGAACAGATACAGTATCTCGCTACAGCAGAAGGTGTAGATGTTGTTATCTTGGATCATCTAACAATAGTTGTGTCAGGAATCTCTGACTTAGATGAAAGAAGAGCTTTGGATGTAGTCTGCACCAAGCTTAGACAGGTGGTTGAATCTACTGGTATAGGTTTGATTGTTGTCTCTCACTTGCGTAGACCAGAAGGCAAAGGACATGAGGAGGGTAATCGTGTTAGTTTGAATCACCTTAGATCCAGTCACTCTATAGCCCAGTTAAGCGATTTGGTCGTTGCCTGTGAAAGAAACCAGCAGGGGGATGTAGCTGAAAGGGCAGAACTACAGTTGCGTGTGTTGAAGAATAGACATACAGGTATGACAGGTGAAATAGATAAATTATTGTATGACGATAAAACAGGAAGGTTAGTGCTTCCTTTAGACACTTACTTTGGGAACTGATGACTTTACTAATTGATGCTGATTGGCTGATCTATTCTTCATGCTGTGCCTGTGAACAAGACATCAAATGGGATGACAACTTACATACTTTGCATGCTGATGAAAGAGATGTACATGAAATGATTGATGGCAGAATTGCACACTATCAAGCTTTAGCAGAAGACAAAGAAGATGTTGTTATGTGTTTTACCCAGTACCCAACCTTCAGACATACGATCTACCCAGAATACAAAGCTAACAGAAAACATAAAAGAAAACCATTAGGACTAGGAAAGATTATTGAACAGACAAAAGAACGATATCAATTTGAAAGTTATGAAGGCTTAGAAGGTGATGATGTCATGGCAATACTTGCCACCAGTAAAAAATATCCTGATCCTATTATCGTGTCAGTTGATAAGGACATGAGATCTGTACCTTGCACCCTGTTAGCAGGTGATGATCTTGAACTTATAACCAGACGTAAGGCTAATAGACATTGGATGATACAGGCTCTTACAGGTGATTCTACTGACAACTACTTTGGTATAGATAAGGTAGGACCAGTAACAGCAGAGAAGATACTTGGTGATGCTAAAACACTTGAAGAGATGTGGGAGAAGGTGGTGGCTGCGTATGAAAAAAAGAAATATAACTTTGCTGATGCTGTTCTTAATGCACAACTGGCAAGGATACTAAGAGATGGAGACTTTGACTTTCAAACAGGTGAAGTATCTTTGTGGACTCCTTAAAAATATAAAGGCTCTATACTTTATTATCAAAAGTGAACTACAATACTTATAAATCTTATTAATCATGTCATCTGAAAAGCTTCCAGTGATTACAGATGAATTGATCTTTGCCTTAGATCAAATCTTTCCTAACCGCCATCCTGATTTGTCTTTAACTGATAGAGAGGTATGGTATAAAGCAGGGCAACGGTATGTTGT